GCCCAAGCGGGGTGGACTTTCGCAGGAAAGTACCACCCTAAGTGAAATTCAAAAGAATTTCAGGGCCGCGCTACTAAATTGGTGACTCATAAAAACCAGGGCTTACGCCTTGGGAAAATTCAGAATCATCTAAATATTCGGCGCAGCTCTTTTTAATTAACATTAGTTAATCTCATCCTCAGCCACAGAGGAAGATTTGATTATAGTTCAAATCATTAAAGACTATTTTTGATTAAAGTAAGTTAAAATCTTACTGATCTTGGCTCCTAAGGATTAGGATCCGAAGGGGCATAATACATAATAGGTACACCAGTATAAAAGAACAAGGAGAAATCATCTCCAACAGCCTGATAATCCACAAAAGTAGGACCACCAGACACTTCTTTTTTACCCACATAAGTAAGCTTATGTGCATAGTTTTTCTGTAACCCTATACCAACATTAGGTTGTGCAACCTTTGCAGGTATAAACCGTTCATAATGATGATAAGGCAATTCCAATTCAAGAACTGGATTACCTTCAACAGGTGTTGTCACAGTACCAGCATATCCAGTATCTATGTATTTTAAGTTCTCTCCTACTATATAGTTAGCAGAATCGGCAACAATAAAATTGTTAGATGCTTCCGCAGGTGCAATACCAGGAGTAGCCAAACGAGTTGTAGTGAGCATTGCACTCTTATGAAATAGGTCTAGAAAACATATAGTCTTCTTCCTTATTCCACCTCGCCAACCTTCATAGCATGGAGTCATGTGATTAAGCACAGAACTCTTGTAATAATTATAGGGAGTTCCTCCTGCTGAATGAATACCATTCGGAGCGTAACCTCTATATAGGGGAAAATTCATACTTACTCTTCTAAAAGCAACTTCAATGAGACCACTAACGGGTACTCCATACAAAGTTGTTGCAGAATACCGTTTGAGCAAAGCTCGAACGGAAGTAATCTTTTCACCAAAACAGATAGAATTCAATCCATCTGCTGGATTAATACTAGCTGCCATAATAGGCATAGTTGCTTCACTCAATGGCTTAGAAGGGTCTCCTGTTTCTTCGATATCAGGAGCCGCCAAATCTGTACCAGATTGAGGAGCAAGTGGTGTAGGAAAATAAACTAAACTATCAATGTAATCATCAACAGGATTAGCAAATTCCATATCATCACCACACGACACAAAAACATTAATTGCAATGTCATTATTAATCGCAGAATTAGGTACTGTAAGATCATTCAGTATCCAAACCGACAATTGGCCGTTTTGTGTGTTAGGTGTAAAGGAAGGATAAGGCAAGTTATTTGCTCCTTTACGAAATGGCAGAGAACTGGAACCAGGATTCACAGCACTACCATATGGATAGGTAACACCCCATCCTACATCTACAGTAAAATCTTTCTCTTCTGAAATATCAATAATCTTATTATAAGCTACATTGAATTCATTCTGCTCAGAATCAAAAGGATCATACTGAATTTGTAATCTGCCTTTATGAAAATTAGATGATACTACTTGAAATCTATATTTCATAGTACCTCTCCAATTTTTGAAGAGCAAACCTGCATGACACGCTGGAGTCATGTGCAACTCTTCACTACCACCTAAATTCAAAACATCCCATAAATATGGAGTTACTTGAATGGAAAATAATTTTGATCCTGTATTACCAGAAACATTCCAATTAAAAGAAGTTAGATACGATTCTCGTGTAATGATAGATTTAATATTCATCTCATCCACACCAGATAATCCCACAGTTCTGGGATCTATAGTAGTTTCTTGTTTGATATCTGTTGTTAATTTAATACAACTATCAGGCACATTGCAATTAACCAAATTTCCCATATAAGTGGGTTTGTAAGGTACAATTGCTGCATCCACTACTGGTCGGCAATAACCAAATAGGGATGCAATATTAGCTACTCCGGAGAGAGCCAATTGCGAAGCACGCGCATACAAACCAATTCCTGGTATTTTAGTAAGCGCGCCAGCCATATTAGCCAAAGCTGTAGCTGGCCCTGAAACTTTTCCTCCATATTCATCAGAATAACCTGATTGAGATGAAAGAATTTCTTTAGTGGCTTGCGTATCCACAGCTTGCATAGATTTACAACAAATACAACTGTTATATACTTTAGTAGTAAAATCAGTATGTATCATTTTGCCAAAATCTACAATTCTGCACTGTGGTACCAATGCTGCTGGATCCCTGTTAGTTGGTGTAGAAAGAACTAAATCCTCCGTCCACGCAAAAACAGTTATCCGTACAGCATCTGTAGCACCATTAGCATGCTTTAATTGTTGCATTGCTTTTATATCTATACGTCCCATTTCATCCCACTCTGATTTTGGAATTGTCAGAGCATTATTGAAATAAAAGAACGGTAAGATCATACTCCCTCCCATAGAGGTTGTAGGATCCAAATAAATATGTGGTTTTTGAGATGCCCCTATCACATCTTGTGAGAAAAATCCGCGAGTAACCGTGAATTGATCATAAGATGGTAGAGGCTTGTACGCAGCAATACAACGACCGTAATGAAAACCATTGCCATTAATCACAAATTTTACGTGTAATTTACAACGCAAATTATTATAATTAGTAATTCGGTTAACAACCCTAGGATTTTCAAAATACAATGACCAAGGGTCAATGGTTTCGAAAAAATTCCCATTAGTGGTTGCCCAATCAAATGACGCAATCTTCAAAGGTCTTTTAAAGAAATCTCCCAAATCGGCATCTGACTTATCAGCTGTGCCAAAGGAAGGGTCTGGTTCTGAACCAACCGTATATTCCCATGCGGGATTCTGGTCGATAAAAGAAACATTCTCATGTTGAGATTCTTTAGTACCTGTATTAATTTGTACATTAAAAGTACCACTGGACTGTGGGTCCAAAAGTACAGTTCGAGAACATCCGTTCTCTTCGCAGTTATTGCTACTACGCAAGCTTTCAATTGTAATTTTATTATAAATTGAGTTAGTAAGTGAATTTGTTTCTTGGGTAAAGTGACACTTATCACATTTACTTGCAAAAATGTTAGTTTTCTTGACAAAAGATAATCTCTAAATAGAGCTTGCATTTTTGTATGCGTCATAATATTACAAAGCCTTAGATCTATATACAACATATATACATTATAGAATCTAGGTATCCATATATAATATTCCTATTTTTACTGTTTAAGCTTAACACCAATAGGAACTTGGAAGCAAAAGATCGGACCTAAGCCGCGACCTTTCTTTTGATGGAATATTTATCGCAATAGCGATCTACACAGTCATCATATGTAGTTTGTAACTCAGCACAGCCGTGAGTAATTTCGGCTAATGCAGCTACTTTTTGCATTTGGAGACGGCGCATCTCATAAACTTTACGTCCATGAGCAAACCATTCTCTCAAAGCACCATCAATATTACTCATACATTGTTCTTCATTTGATATTGATTTTGATTTCAGTACAGAATGAAGACTTTTGAAGATAGAATCTTCTGCCAAAGCTCCGAAAATCAAACCCGTTTCTGGGTTAAAAACATTCTTACGCTTAAGCAAATCAGCATCTTCATCAGTCATAAACTTTGTAGGAGTTGATGTTTTATCAGGCATTGTGAATTTCATATCATTCTTTGCTAAAAAATCAGCAACAGCAATATGATTAAATTCATCATACCCTACCTTAACAGAACTCTTTGCATCATCACCATAGGTAATTAATGCACAAACTTCGCGAAAAGGAGGCAAATCTTTGCGTTTTTCATAAATAGAAAAATACGCACATCTAAACAAAATAGAATTTACTATAGAATTAATATAGACAGTTAAATTTTGTCCTGAAGGATTTGAACCAGTATGTTGCACATAATCTCCATTATATGCCATAACTGGCTGATAAATGTCAGTTGCAATTCCTTCCATGATACTAATATCATCAGAAGTATAATTACCCGTGGCACGTGCCATATCAATAAAGACACGAAATGCCACAGCAATTAATTGACTAGACATCCTTAGATCATATTTACTATAATCTCCTGCAAGAATGCGATCAGCACCATGTTGTTTAACAAAAAGGCTTAACTCATTCCATTCAGGACCAGATGTATTAACTCCAACAGCACACTCTGATATAAGAGGAACTATGGAGATAACTCTGGCTAAAGGTAGAAAATACTTTCTAACTAAAAGCTGCAATGCCATTGGTGCTGCCTGAAAAACACGAACTTTATCCTTGTCTAAAGGAGTTGGTTCATCTTTCAATGCAGCTTTGAAAATAGGATAACATCGCCTTCCAGCAAGATATTCTACTTCCATAGCATCAGCAGTAGCCCAAAACTGTTCACTAAGTTCAGCTGGGCATTCAAAGTCTGGGAAATCAGTAGGTTGTAATAAAGTCAAATGACTAGATTTGGGACCTGCCAAAGGATACCCAACTGAAGTATTAGGTTTCATTTTATCAATAAAACGTCTACCATCAATTCCACAAACAGTTTGCATCCGAGTTAACGGACGCACTTGTTGTGCCATCTCAGGATTATCTTTAATCAACGCAATAAGCGGAGTTTTATAATCTAAAACAGCTTTTTGGAGAAGATCTCCTCTCATTCCAATTGATGGTGAACTGGAATATTGTAAAGATGTTTGCCACGGTTTCCAACGTTGAGGACCAAATTGTGGTTCTCCCCATTTTTGTGGTACACCTGTTACATGTGTAATAAAAGGTGAGATCTTTGTAGGTACAACTGTAGACTGCATAATAGTGCGACCTGTTACAGAGCCAAAGACTTGCAAATTATTACCTTTTGGTAAAAATCTAACAGGACTTTTGCTATGAACTTCAGTGCTTTCAAGAAAGCTAACACCATATTGTTCAGTCATGACAGTACCGGAACTCTTAGCCAAGAGTAAACCGTCAATACCTCTTAATGTTGTTTCAGCAGCATTAAGCATATCTAAGGTGAATGCACCTGCACCACCTCTTCTACCTTTTCCACCAAGATGAAATCCGATAATTTGTTTATGAATGGAATCACTAACTAAAGTTCCCATACACATACCATCAAATGTATCTTCATCCAAGCAATAATTGAACCCTTGAAAATCAGCTGCTAAAGTGCGAACTAATCCTGGATGGGCCATTGCTTTAAAATCTTGACGAACGCCGTCTTTGCTCTTGTAAATCATTGTAAACGGAACTTTACGATATTCACTCAAAGCAAAATATTGGCTCAAATCCTTAACGCTACATGAATTGGAAACCCATGCAACATATAAATCAGAATTTGGAACCTTTACGGCAAAACGCTTGCTTAAACAAGATTTGAAATAAGCTCCATTTGTTTCGCCACCTCGACGATAGAATTTAGCAGTTATTTCTTCCTCCGTCCACATATGAGCCGGAATTATGGCTAAATTAGACTTAGGAAAAAATGCGTTAGCAAAGCGTTTAGTTTTGGAATCTGTCAATTCCATAAAGAACAAGTTCTGAAAAACATTGGCCTTTAATTGATCGTGAGTACAACGAGAAGCAATATCTGTAACAGGCAATGGTTCAATATAAACCTCTGCCCATTGATCAGGTTCCTTATCGCGAGCATCTATATCAGCCATTGAAGTGGGAGCTAAGATACCCTGCGTAGAAAGTGATTTTGCACTACGATAGGCTTTCACCATTAAATATAAAACACCTAATAGTGAGCCTGTACCAGCAATAAATTTAACATGATTATCACGAATGCGTTTAAAAACTAACGGCATAGCACCATTCGCATCTCGTAAACGAGAAATTAAAACATTCTTGCGTAGATAAAGTTTTCTGGCAAATAAAAATGTTGATCCAAAAATCAAACATAAAGCTAAAAACAAACTCCACATCATGGTAATAATTCCGATAAACATGGAACACGTCCACATATTACGGGTAGGACGAACATCATGTAACAAATTGTAACGATTCAAAAACGTCAAAAGCGCTTGCCATTTAGGCGAATCAAAACACTGTGAAGGAACATAATTAGTCCACGATAACCATCTCGAATTATAGATATCTAATTCTGAGACAACATCGGAAATATATTGCGTCTGAACTTCAAACATTTGATCTGTCAATTTACACTTGCACATAGCGCCTGGTAAATGACAATTCTTGCAGAAATTCATTTTTTCATCCAAATTTGACGCGAAATTAACAACATCCGCTTGATTACTAAAATGTTTGCGAGACATCTTTGTAATATAAGCGATTGCTTCTTCAATATTCATTTCTTTAATAAAACGAACATTTTGATTTTCAGGGTCAAAATGAGGAAGTGATATTCTAACGTTCCATAAATCAGGAACAGCAGGAATACCTTCTGGATATTTTTCGTGCACTTTTGCAGAATCCAAACGACCATCGGTCATTTGAAATTCTTTCTTTACAGAGATTAAACAATGTACAGGAAAGCGACGACTAATAGAATATGGTTCATTAGAATATTGACGAGCAATAGTATTAATGTTCACATTCGAAGTACCCACAACACAACGTGGTTCAATGGATACTTTTCCTTTCATGTCAGCTTCGGCCATATTAGCATAAGCAGGTACATTATTAATAATTTCAATAACTTTAGCTACAGGAGATGTTTCCACAAACTGTGCTTGAGTGTTACCTAAATCATCAATAAAAA